CGTATGATTATCTAAAAGAAATTGACTCTCAATATAACTTCAAAAAGTCAACATTCACCAAAGCACCATCGGGTTCCTTGCAATTACCACGTGAAGTAACGCCAATAATATCATCTTCAGCGATTCTGTCGAAACATGCATTACATTATTTAGATCAACGAGGAATTACATCACAAGATGTGGTAAAATACAACCTCCATTACTGTGAACAAGGTCCTTTAAGAAATATGGTTGTAATTCCCTCATATGATAAGGATGGTTTTTTAAATTATTATGTAGGTCGTTCATTTGATAAAAATGCATACATTAAACACAAATTAGCTTCCAGTACAAAGGACATAATTGGGTTTGAAATGTATATAAACTGGGATTTACCCATTATTTTGTGTGAAGGTGCGTTTGATGCAATGGCCATAAAACGTAATGCGATTCCGTTGTTTGGTAAAAAGTTGTCTACAACTTTAATGACAAAAATTATAAAATCCAAAGTAGAAAAAATTTATCTCGCATTAGATGAGGATGCTTTAAAAGATGCTTTTAACCATGCAGAAACATTTATGTCTTACGGGAAAAGAGTTTATCTTATAGAAATGGGGGACAAAGATCCTTCTGAACTTGGTTTTGAAACTTTTACAAAATTACTTCATAATGCAACTGAGCTTACAACTTCAATTCTAATGAAGAAGAGGCTAGCTCTCTCATAGAGCTCCATATTTATAACAAACTGTATTAATTAATGGCAAACATAGCATTATTTCCTGGTAGTTATAAACCACCCCATATCGGACATTACACAGCGGCTAAAAAAGCAGCTGAAATAGCAGGCGAAGTTATTGTGTTTGTTGGTTCAGGAGAAAGAGATGGCATTACTCAAGATATGTCTGTTCAGTTGTGGAAACTATACACACAAAATGACCCCAATATTGAAGTTATACAATCAAAATCCTCCCCAGTTACAGATGTATATGATTATGTAGAATTAAAAGCAAAAAATGGTGATATTATTTATTTTATAAAAGGAGATAAAGACGCAAATGACCCACGTTTTAAAAATATTGAAAAATATGCTGAAAAATTTAAAAAAAATATAACATCAACCCCTATTAATATAGAAGATATAAAATCGAGAACAGGTAAAGAAATATCAGGTAGATTAATGCGTGCTTATATTAAAGTTGAGGACAAAAGATCATTTATTGATGGTTTACCAAAAGGAATAGATGGAGAACAAGCCTGGAATATAGTAACAGGTTTAGACGAAGATTTATATGATCCAAACGACCATGTTTTAGATTATATGAAAAGTAGTGAGTGGAAAGCCGGAATGCCTGATGGTCATAAGGATGATATACCAAGGGGATATAAATATAAAAGAGGAGGAATGTATAATGCTGCTTCAGGGCAGGGAGGAGCAGGAACCATGTATGAAGCAGAAAAAACTGGTAAAATTTTACACGCTTATGATTTTGACGACACAATAGCTCAAGTACAAGCAAATATTAAAGTTTTTATAACAAGTCCTGATGGAGATTATAATAAAGAAATATTAATTCCAGCATCTAACTTTCCTGAAGAAAGTAAAGAATTAGAAGCAAGATTAGGCAGTTTAGAGATAAAATATGATTTTTCTGATTTTACAAAACAAATAGGAGACGCTATTGTAAACAGTAAAGTTGTAAATAAGTTAAAAGATTCACTAAGTAGACCAGAAGTAAAAACAACCATACTAACAGCCCGTTCTATAGGTCACCCTGTAACAAGATATCTTAAAAGCATAGGTTTAGACGCTTACGTTGTTCCTTTAGGACTACAAGTAGGAGGTAAAGTAACAGGTCAAGATAAAGCAAATTGGATTGAAAACCATATAAATAAAGGGTATAAAACAGTTTATTTTATTGATGATTCAGAAGAAAATAGAACAGCAGTAGCTGCTTTACAAGATAAATACCCTGATGTAAATTTAACAGTTGAAAATCCCCACACAGTTAGTGAAAAAATGTCGACAGCAGATATAGACGTTGTAGACACATTCGCAGACAAACAACTAGATCCTGTTGACGTAGACTTAACATCAAATCATTTTTTCGACAGATTAAATGATCCTCGTAATCAAAAAGAAATATCACAAGCAGAATTAATTGGATTTTTTAAACGTTTAGCTAGAAAAAAAGACGAATTTGTTGAATTTTTAACTAAATATAAAGAATTAGTAGTTCATGATAATAGAACAAACATAAATATTCCTTTTATGAAGTTAGCTAATAAGGCAATAGCTAAAACAGTAATGAGAAAAAAAAGCTTTCAGACATCTAGTCCAAAATTAGCTTTAGAAACAAAATATGGAAGTCAATATTCTTTATCTCAACATATGGAACAAATTAAATTAGACCACGGTCCTCAACAATATAGAGATCTTCAAACTATGATGTCTCAACAACAAGATGAAGAAGTAGAAACATGGTTAAAAACAAAAGGCTATATGACAGAAACAAAAATATTTTCACAAAATTGGTGGAAAAAACAATTAGTAGAGGTTATAACAGAAACAAAAGCAAATACACATTTAACACACCTTGAAGAATTAGTATTAACACAAGGACAAGATGGTTTTAATCAAGCAAAGTCATTCCTCTATGAATTAATTAAAAACTTAAAAGGTCAAGACAATTCAATTAAAAATGTTTCTGTAAAATGGGATGGTGCCCCTGCAGTATGGGCGGGTATTAATCCTGAAAATGGACAATTTTTTGTAGGTATTAAAGGAATATTTAATACAGTTACCCCTAAAATTAATTATACCCCCCAAGACATAGATAAAAATCACGGACATTCAGGTGATTTAGCTAATAAACTAAAACTAGCATTACAATATTTACCTGCTTTAGGAATAAAAAATATATTACAAGGTGATTTTATGTTTGACAGTAATGATGTTAAAACAAAAGATATAGATGGCTCTCCACATTACACCTTTAAACCTAATACACTAACTTATGCGGTTGAAGCAAATTCTGAAGCAGGTAAAAAAATATTAAATGCTAAAATAGGAGTTATATGGCACACAACTTATAATTCTTTAGGGGAACGCGATTTTTCATATGGGGCAGATGTAAGTGGATTAAGTCAAACATCAAATGTTTGGTTTGATGATGCTTATTTTAAAGATGACACGGGAATATTATTAAGTAGTGAGGAAGAGGATTTTGTATTAGAAAAAATCAAAGAAGCAGATTCATTAAATGTAGATTATGATAATTTGCCCGATGAACTTTCTTCAAGAGCTAAAACAAACATGTTAAATACTTATTTAAATCAAGAAGTTAGAAGGGGGGAATTTATTACCGATCCAAATAAATCATTTGAAAGGTTTAAAAATTGGTATCAACAAGCAGTTGACAAAAGTATTGAAAAAGTTAAACGACCAGAATCAAAAGAAAGAAAAAAATTAGCTGGAGAAGAAAAACTAAAAGAATTTGAATCTAAAAAAGACATAGTAATAAATTTATTTAAAGTAAGCAAGTTGCTCTCTGAAGCAAAAAATATATTTATAACCAAATATGATAAAGCTGTAGCAACTAAACACTTTATCGACAACGGAGATGGTACTTTAAGTGTAACTAAAGCAGAAGGATTTGTAGCAGTTGACCATTTTGAAAATGGCATCAAATTGGTTGACAGATTAGAATTTAGTAAAAATAACTTTAACGCAGGTAAACCTGGAGCTAAAAAATAAAATGGAAAATAAAATTAGAAAAGCTATCAAAGATCAAATCATAAAGCTTAAAGAACAGTTAGGCCCAAGAATGAAAAGCCCGAGACCAACAGGACCTAGTGATCCTAGAAGTTCTAAAGACATTGAATTTGACAATGCCCAATCAATGAGTAGATTAACTCCAGATGATAAAGATAAATTGGAGAAAATTAAACAAATGATGGATAAAGAAAAATCTCAAAAAGAAGATTATAAACCTTCTCACAGAGCATATAATGTAATCGACAAAAGTAACAACGATGAAATAGTTGCAAAAGAATTACCTCGCTATAAAGCTCTTGAATTAGCAAAAACAAATAAAAACTACATGATTGATGCTACTGATGGATTAGCTGAAACTAGGCCAGATTGGACTCCACCTCCAATGGGTATGGGTGGAGAAGAAGAGGAAGATGAAGAACAAGAAGAATATGATAAAGGATGGTATGGTGAATCTTTAAAAGAAGCAGCTTCTAAATTAGGATATTTAAAAGAAGTTGATGGTATGGAAGGAGGGATGGATCTTAATGCAGTGCAGTATGAAAAAGCTGAATTTGTATACTCTGAAGGAAATGGTCAGTTTTATTCATTAAATCTTTATACAAGTGATGGCCAAAAAACAAAATTAGGTCTTACACAATATGATGAAGCTAATGAATGGTTAAAAGACACATTAGCATATATTCATGAAGATGATTTAATACCAAAAGAATATAATTCAGGTATGGAAGATTTAGATTTAATAGTAGACAGATTAAAAGAATTAGGAATAGAAGCAAGTCATAATGAATATGATTTTAGCTAAAAAATAAAAGTTATGCAACAAAAAGCACAAGGATTAAATAAAGAATTTAAAAGGACAGACGTAAATAGATTACGTAATCTTATACAAGGAAAAACAGGTGCGTCTTCAAACACACAAATTGGTTATAATGTAAAACAAGAAGATCATGAAGAGGGTGATATTTGGACCGAAGGAAGAAAAACATGGACAATTAAAAACGGTATAAAACAAACAGTATCTAAATTAGATGTAATTAAAAAAGAGGTATTTATGCCTTTAAGTTGTCCCTGTTGTAATAAGATAATGAAAAAAAGATTAGATAAACCTAATTATAAAATTCATAAAAAATGCCATGATTGTATTATAGAATTTGAACATAAATTAAAAATAGAAGATAAATATAATGATTATATTAAAGATCTTAAAGCTAAAAATTCACTTGACATAGTAAATGAAATGGAGTCATATTTATTGGACGCAGTAAACACATCAAATTCTACTTTTGTATCAGAAGATGGAGTTATTGAAAGGTGGGTTGGGGGTATTGATAAAGTAGATTTTACTCAAAAAATAACAGAGGCAGCTAAAATACGTCGTACACATATAGAAGAAGAATTAAATGACAAAAAGAGAGCTTAAAGAATTAATAAAAAGTACTATAAAGGAATACACAGGTACAGGAGCTAGTGGGGGAAATGCAGGTGATGGTAATAATATTACCTCTCCTAGACCTTTTGCAAATGATGCTGATGAAATAATAAATTATATGAATAAAAACGCAGGAGAAGGAGGTCAAGGAAAACAATATAAACTTGAACCTACTACTCCTTCATATAATAGAACTAAAATGACAAGAATGTAATATGAAGAAAAAAGATATTATACAATTAGTTAAAAAGATAGTAAAAGAAAACACCTTTTATGGTAATCGTGAACAACCAAGTCAGCTATCAACTGGTACAAAAGTTTCAGTACCTACAGATGAATATCCTTTCTCCGCTAAACCAAAAAGAACAGCAACTGGTATGATGGAAGATGAAAATTTAAAAGAATTTACTTCAATGGGTCAAGAAGGAATTTATCCTAGAAAAGAAGAACTAGGCGACATGTTTCAACAAAAAGAAGTAGAAGAATTACTTCCTAATGGTATAGCTAGTAGGAATGATAGAGCATTTCAAGATAGATTAAAACAACACGCTGACTGGACTGAAGAATCAGGATATAACAACACTTTTGTTCACATACAATACCATGACAGTTTTGATAGAGAACATAGCTATCGAATCCACCAATCACAAAA